CACTCCCAACATACCGGAACCCGCTGGCATCGTCCGTCGAGTTGAAGATGCAGAAGTTACTCACTTCACCACCGTTGGTGATGTTCTGAGTGACGATTTGTGACTTTCCGTTGACTGTTCCCCCAGAAATCAGCTTGCTTGCGATATCAAGACGCACAGTTGGTGAGCCGACGCCGTGACTGACAGTGACATCGAACGTCCCTGTGTCAGTTCGAGAGTTGCTATCCACCCTCGTGATCGCGCCAGGTTCGATGTTGGATGTACCGACCGTCAACGTGCCGATGTAGGCGTTCGAAATATCGACGTTGCCCAGAACTGCCGATAGGGCCGACAATTGGTTGACCTTCACCTCGTCGAGATAGAGGACACCAGACTGGAATACGAACGGGCGCTTTATCGTCAGATCGTCGTCACTGATCATCACAACCTGACCGGCCTGCATCACGATGCGGGTAGGCAAGGACGGATTTGACGGCACATCCATGAGAAACACGGCCGAGCGGTACTGCTCATCGTTGACGGCGGCAGTGATGCCGTATCGAGCAGCATAGCCCGACGGGGCAGCAATAGCCGCCCAAGCGATGTTGATCGATGCCGTGTTGCCGCCCAGCGCCGCCGTCAGTGTCTCCACCTTGCCAGCGACTGCCATGGTTTCATTCACCGCGAGCTGGATGTCTTCGCGATATTCAGCGCGGGCCGCGCCAAGTTCCACAGACAGTTCTCTGGCGAGATTACGGGTGTCCTTATAGGCAACCGTCGCCATTTCCATCTGCGCCGCAATCAGGCCGTCTATGGCGTCCTGTGCGGTTCTGGTGCTGTTGCGGAGCCATCCGAGCGCTTCTTCAATGTTTGACAGATCGATCTCTGCAAACACCGTCTGATTGCCGGTGATGTTGGCCGAAGTAATCCAAGCCGTGAATGTCTTAAACCTGTCTGGCACCGTCCTGATCGTGGCTCGAGCGTTGTAAAACACACCCGAAATCACATCCTTTGAGGTCTGGTAAACGCCAGCCTCCGGGTCTTTGCAGACGTCGGTATAGACAGTCGTCTGGCCGCTGATCCGGTATTCGAAGATGACTTCGACAATCGACGGGTCTTGCGGGGGATCCCAGGTGAACCGGAGAACCGGCGTCTGGAAACCTTCAGCACCTTCGATCATCCCGGTTTCGACCGTGAAGTTCTGAACGGTCGTGAGGATCGAGGGGTTTATCGGTGGCGTCGGCGGGATGACCACCGGGCCCGGATCAATGCCGCCGTCATCGTAGATGTCAGCGCTGGTCTCCGACAGCTTCAGAGTGATGTTGAAGCTCTCGTCGCAAATCCACTCCGAGATCATCCATGTGCGGCCATTCCAGACGATCCACTCGCCTTCCTGAACCTTCAGGCCAACGCGGAGACTGACAGGCAAAGCAGCCGTGCCGCCCATGCGGTTCTGGCGGTACCGGATCGTCAGGAGGTATTGGGCGATATCCGGGTCTGTGACCTGCAAAAAGTCGTTGCTTGTCTGCCGGTTGCGACCGTCAGCGGCCACGTCGGCGTTCGAGTAGACCGGCTTCAGGCTCTGCGGGTTCCAGTTATCCTCGATCGAAAGGAACTGACCGGAGAGATGGTTATACCGCTCGAAAGCAGACTTCTTGAACTGGTATTCACTGTCCCTGCCGATATCGAGATCGTCTTTGGTGATCTCCATCACCGGTATTTGCGGTGCGCCAGCAATCACGCCAGACAGGCCACGACGGTTGAGACCGTAGCCTGCCATCGCATCCTCAAATTCCTTGAGGATTTCCGTGTGATCGTCAGCGCCGGTTACCCACAGACCGCATTCATACGTTGGCTTCCCGGCCTTGATGGTGTCGCAGACGTTCATCGCGACGAAGTACGTTGACAGATCCAGTTGACCGAGCGACTTGCCCTCACCAATCAGTGTGCGGCCGGAGTTCAATGCCCTGAGGCCAAGCTGATAATTCAGGCGGTGTACAGCCGGGTTGCGTGTGAACAACCACGTTGCAGGATCGTTGATGCGTTGCGGGCCAGAGCCGCCGGCAACCGTCGAATCCTTTCTGGGGTCATATTCGCGCAGACCGCGCATCACCCATTCAAACTCGGGCTTGCCCTTCTCGAAAAGCGCGCTGTCATAAAGGCGCTCTACAATCACATAGCATAGGCCAGCGTTGACGCTCGTGTTCTTCCATACGTTGCCGAGGGTCGCCGTGTCCGCAACCAGCTTAGCATCCACTGGCTGACCGGGACGGCCATCATAGAACCGGATCGATATCTTGTCGCTGAAGCCATCAACGTGATAGTGCGCGGCTTCCCCGCCGACGTTGCCGACCTGGATCAGCGCGCGGCGTTCGCCATAGACGAAGCAATAGTTTTCGAGGCCATCGCACCAGCCGTTAGCTAGATCGAAAACCTCAGCGTTGAACTTATTCCCCTGCCCCCACTTCGCATAATATGAGCGCTGACCTTTGGTCTTGCCATGGCCAAACAGGGTTTCAACATCAACATCACCGCCATATTTGGTTTCACCTTGTACGGCAGCGTACGTCCGCTTCTTGGGACGTTTTAGGTAGCTGAACGCAAGGCTGGTGCCGAACGCGAGTGCGCCGCCAATGACCGATGCGAGTGAAACAGTCGCACCGAATAGCGATATCGTCGCCGTGCCCGCAAGCAGCGTGCCGATAGCTGTAAAAATCATTGGCGATTATCCGATGTGAAAGGCGGCGGTGACTTCCGAGAGGCCGAAATCCTGACGGCCAACGGGTGTTTTCGTAACAAAGCGAAGGCCGAGGCAGATGCCGACATGCTCGGCGCCATCATCCAATCGCAGAATAACAAGATCGCCCATCCGCGCCTCTGCTGCGCCCTTTGGTTGCTGATCAAGCTCGGCGGCGAAGAATGTCACCAGCGACTTGTGTTTGCGCTTCCTGAGCGCTTTCTGGGCACCTGCGAGCGTGCGATAGCTGCCGAGATACTTCTTGGCCGTCTCGGCGCCCGTGAGAGCGTCAATCATCGCGCAACCCAGAAAGAAGCAATCGGCTGTGCCATAGGCATACGGCTTCGCAAGCTCCGCAGCCAGCGTAGCTTCGACAACTCTAAATCTGCTCATTATTCTTTACCTTCGCAAATTTGCCGCATAGGTTGCCGCAAAGGATCGAGCGTTGGAGGTTTACATGACAAAATTTGCATACCCGGCTGGGGCAGCCGTTGTTTTCTTGAAGCAGAATGGAGGTTGGTCATTTTTCAATGTTTTCCCTCCCGGCTCTCAAGTACCATCCACATCACTTCCTGTCGGAAAGCACTACAAACCATCACTGGCGGACGCTTTGGCAAAGATTCACGAATACGCCAGTGACGAGCCCTTGCCCGGAGGGCATCCACCATCTGTGGACCCAACATCGCCGAATGTGGACCCCTATCCGATTGGAACCCTTGTCTGGGTCACCAAGTCTGAGAGGTCGTGGATGCCAGTTGCTCATTTCCCTGGTGGTGGCATTTCGCAACGGAGCGCTCCCTATTCGTCATTGACCGACGCCATCAAAGGAATGAATCTCCTCCACGGCGAAAGCTGATCAACGCGATACCTGACCCCACTCCTCCGGTATCGACGCGTTCGTCGCGACGTATTCGAGGCCAGTGTCTGTCGGGCTGTTGTCGAACTGTTGTTCTGCGATGGAGCGCTTAACGCCCGTGGAGCCGCGCGCCGAGCGCCCCGGCGGCTGGAGATCAATCTCCATCGTCAGCGTGCGCTCAGAACCGGATACGGCGCCCTTGTTGTAGCGCACCTGGTCGATCTCATAGATGGACGAAGCGAGGATGCCCAAGACCTCGTTTGTGTTTGGCACGCCGCATAGATGGGCAATGATGCAAGGGCTGTTCTGATAGTCGAACTCTTCGATCCGGGCGATTGCATCATCAGGGTCTGTGACCGGTATATTCGAGAACGTGATCGTGCGGGTGGTCACCGCCGTTCCGACAGCCGACGTCATGCTGCCTATGTCCAAGAACCGATTCGGCAGGTAGGTAAGGCCATTGTAAACGTAAGGGCGGCCACCACGGTGATATCCGACGGTCTTCCCCGGAAGATCGAAACGGATCAGGTCGAGGCGGGCAATTCGTCCCTTCTCGATCTGTGCTGCAACGACTGGATCAAGGCTCATGATACGAAAACCTCAGTTGCGGTGAATGACGTTTCCCGGCTGCCCAGCGACTTTGGGGCCTGCGCACTGCCGGGATCGATCATCATCAAGCATGCAGGCTTTTCTAGGTGACCGGTGCATGTCGATGGGAAGTTCTGGGTGTCCAGCGCATACATGATCTGCACCGTGGCGAATCCGTTTGCGTCCGCCACGGAAGGCTCAACGATGCGATGAAGCGACCTTATGAGCACGGTTTTCCGAACCTCAATGTAGTCGCCTGGGGAAAAAACGAACCCCGCCGGCAACCCGCCGAGGTAAAGAGTATTTGCGCTTACAGACTGAAAGAACACCTGACCGTTGAACGCACCGCCTCCGGCTTTCGTGCCGGATAGCGGCGCGCCTGTATCCATCGCGATTGGTCGAGGGCGCCAGACGTCATAACCCAGAAACGTTGTGCCTCGGGCATCTGCCTTCATCATAAAGGCGTCGAATAGGCCAGACTGTTTCGGGAGAAGCGTTCCCGTCGAGAACTTCGCTGTCCAGTAAGGGGTGCCGAACGCCTGAACTTCCGTCCTTCGCCCCTCCATCCTGTTTGCAGAAACAGGGCTTACTGGCGTGAAATCGACTTGGCTCCAAGGAATGACCGGAAGCGAAATAGGATCAGCCATCTTGCGCCTGTCCGTTCTGATAGAGGTTGCGCTGGTTCTTGTTGTTCTGAGAAACGATTTTCACCGTCTGTCCTTGCGCCTGTTCGAGGATTTGACCCACAAGCTCGGGTGAAAGGCTCACTAGCACCTCAGACGTGCCCCCGAGTTGGCTTGTCGCGGACTGACCCTTGGTGTGATCGATCACCGTTTCGTCCGGGTGCATCATCGCCCAGAAGCCGCCCTTGCCATCAAGGCCGCCCACGCGCGCGCCAGAACCGGTGTAACCACCGCCATCAAAGCTTGGACGAGCGATCGGAACGGGACCGACAGCCGGAAGCTTTGCAAAGCCGCCTGTGCCGCCACCAAACAAGCCGCCGAGGAAGCTAAAGAAGCCGTTTCCTCCACCGTTTGACGAAGCTTTGTTGACGCTGAAAATTGCGTCCAGCAGATCGTCTTGGATCCGGCTGATCACCTTATCGAGCGCGTTGAGGGCGATATCGGCCCATTCGTCCCAACTGATCCGTCCATCGTCCATGGCCGAGCGGATGTCATCGAGAACACTCCCGACGGAATCCTTGTATTCGTCCATAGTGTCGATCTGACGATCACGGGCCTCTTGCTCCGCATCGATCTGGGTAATGAGGCTGGCGATTGCCTCTCGTTCCTGATCGGTTGCTGCGGCTCCCGCCTGTCGAATGGCAGCGGCGGATCGCTTTGCTGTCTCGGTGGCGCCGACGAGGCTCAATTCTTCCTTCAGTTCATCAATGAGGTCAGAAACGGCTTGACGTTCGCGCTCGTATTTCTTCGCTTCGCTGTTGGCGCTACGGCTGTTCCGCTTTGCCTCTCGCTCAGCCTCGATCTGATACAAACTCTTGGTGTTCGCAGCCCGCTCATTCTGAAGCTGCATCTCGTCTTGGAAAGGCGTCCGCTCGAAAGCGTTAAGCGTATTGAGCGGACCGAGCTGGCTCAATACATCTTTTGTTCTCTGAGCGTCCAAAGCCGCAGCAAATTCAGCAGCCCTTGCATACTGGTCGGCAACTCCTCCGACTGCGGTAGCCAGCGAGTTGGCATGCCCGACGGCCTGCCCTGTCATTCTGGCAAATTCGGCCGCGTCCAACGACGCCTTGTAAGCATCCCGTTGGACCGACTGCAGTTCAGGTGAAAGCTTCGCGCCGGAGTCGGCAGCGCCGCTAAGCGAATCACCGAGCCTCATAGCGGCTTCAGAAATCTCGACCGGCCCTTGAGCACTGGCTAGGTCGTCCATCGCCTGCGTTATCTTTCGCGCCTGCTCGGCGGTAAGGCCAAATTGATTTGCCAAATTCTGCACTTCGGCAGCATAGGCATCGAAACCATCCGTCTGCATTCTCGGCAACTTGGCAAGCAGATCGAACTTTTCTACCGACTCATCCAATGGCTGGATTGTCGATTCCAAAGCCGATTTGACGTCGCTCATGGATTTGGCAAAATCGAGCTCGGCAATCTTCCGAAGTGCATCGTATACCCGACCCGCGCCTTCAGCCTGAGCGCCAAACTTCTCCACCAGATCGCTTGCGGAAAGCAAGGAGTTGGCAACCGCTTCGGCGTAGTTGTCGGTAGCCTTTGCCAAGCGCGCCATCGATGTCTCTAGCGTGTCCGAGTTCTCGGCCGCCGTGAGAAAGTTTGCTGCGAGGGGGAGCAAAGCCCCTGCTGCTGCGCCGGCCAATATCCCAATAGGCCCAAGCCCCAGAGCCAAATCCGGCAACTGGATTGCGATCGCCTGAAGCCAGTCGCCGGTTGCTGACGCCTGCTGTGCGACCTGGCTCAACTGCATTGAGGTCATCCGCATTTGCTGACCAGCAAATGTCGACTGCTTTGCTACCCCGTTGAAACCTTTGGCCATGCTGTCAGTGGCTTTGCCCACTCGACGCTCTGCGCGATCCGCAGTTGCTGCGATGCTGTCCAGATCCTTTTCGCCGGCCTTTAGGCTACGAGAATCCGCCGCAAGAACCAGCGTTGCGAAGTCGGCCATAGACACACCTTAGAAGTGAATGTAGGGGTTATCGGCATCACTTGGAGCCGATGGGAGGAATAATGTTCAGGATTTGCGCTTCGATTACGCTTGCAATTGCCACATCAGCTGTTTCTCCCGCCTTTGCGAAAGACGCTGATGTCTTCTGGAAATCCAAGCAAGCCTGCTTGGCCCGCCAGATTGATTTCGACAAAATCAAAAGCTGGTTGAATTTAAACAACATCGAACTCAAACTTGCTGAGCTCGATGTTCCGTCTGTCAAGAACAGCCCGAAATGGTCTGATCAGTCCGCAGCGAAGGAGCAGGTTGAGAAAGCTTTGACTGTCCTGCTCAGCAACATCGAAGCTGTTTGCCAAACCAAATACCCTAACTAACCCTCTCGACTCCCGATTGCATCCATGCTCCTTTTCTAGCGCCAAGCTAAAGGAGTAACGCATGGACCTTCAGACATTTATCAATGCCAACGGTCAGGCCACTGCCGTCATTTTGCGCAGACTGGTTGAAGCAGTTGAGAAAGAAAAAGGGATAGAGGGGAAGGAATGGCTAGCGGCGTTCCGCAAAAGCTGTGTTTCGGACCTGCAAACCGCTAAGACGTCGGACGGATCGGCGCGAGACCCAGACGTCGTAGCAACAGCCGTTTCAATCGTTGAAATGGTGACGCATCGCGAGTGACGATTTTGACTTCCTCGATCATGAGGATGCCGTTTTCGAAATAGAACGGTTTCATATCCATCTCCTAAAACAGTTGAGGCGGCCGGAGCCGCCTTTTCATCTAGTCTGCCTCCCGCTCCATCGGCGGAATGCTCAAAGGCTCCTTGCCCGAATTGAACCCAGACAGATAAGCCGACGCCATCTTTCGGATTAGCCGGAACTCCCAAGGCTGAAGCTCGAGGTCGTTAGCCGCTGCGAAGGCCACCAGCTCTTGCCAGTCTGGTGTTCCAAGGCCCATGCCATTCGAGCGGATCGGGCCAAGCTCTTTCAGGGCTTCGAGCAGATATTCCCCGGCCTCAAGGTCTGGCATCGGCGGCATAACGCCTGAGACGAGGTATTTCTGCCCCCGGCTCATCTTCTCGTTGGTGATCGTGGATGCCAGCCAGCCGAGTTGCTGGGCAGCTAAGACTAGCTGGCGCTCTCGTTTCCCAGGATCGCTGCCCGATCGGTTGCGAAGTCCCTCACCTGCTCAACGAACGATTTCTGCGCCCGGTTGCCGTTGACAACCTGCAAGGTCAAGAACCATTCAACGTCATCGGGGGCTTTGGCGGCCTTGTTGCCTCGACTGATGTTCTCGAAACCAACGACCAGAGGCGCGAAGTCCTTCACGAGATTGGCATGGATGGATTCGACGGTGACGGGTTCGCCGGCCGATCGGTCTTCCTTCATCCGCGCGCGCTGGCTCTCGAGGATAGACGTCTGGCCCGTCGCGCCCTCGATGCCGAGAATAAGAACGCGGCAAGGCTTATCGCCGTCATAGAGCAGCTTGCCCGTGCCGGGGTGCTTCAGGTGAAGCGCGCGCGGCTTCTCGGATGCCTTGCGGCTATCGAACTGGTTGAAATCCATCATGGAGCCTCTGCGATGACGCTGTCATAGTTCGCACGGATGCTGAACGTGTATCCGGCATAGCTGGTCGTGGAGCGCTCATTGCGCTGCCAGTCGTGGCAGATGCCGGTGATGTATTCGACATCGCCGCTGGCGCCTGGCTCCACGATCTTGAACGAGTAGAGATTGTGCGGGCCTTCCTTGGCCGCCGCTTTCACAGCCGCCTGCCCTGCATCGCCCTTAATCTCGCGCATGGAGATGGCGGTGGCAGAGCCGGTCTTGGCTCCCTTGGCGCCCATGATCCAGCCGCTTTCCAGATCCGGCACATCGATGATGGCATTGGTGCCGCCGACCGGGCCGATGGACTGAATGCCGTTGACCTTGATTGCACCGGTGGTGAACAGCGCCTCATAGCCGGCCTCGTCAAAGGTGGCTGGTGCACCTGCCTTGAAAAACAGCGTGTGGCCGATGTCGGAAGTAGACATGCCCTGATCCTTTCAGAGTTAGGAAGCTTCGTAGTCGATGATGACTGGCGTTCGCCAATCCGCGTCTTGAGGGAAGCCCTCTTGAATATTCGGTGGCGCAATGATGACGATCTCGCCGTCGATGATTGGTATTCGTCGCCCCATGGGGTAGTGAGCCGCTATCTCGTCGGCCTTCATGTTCCCGTCTTTGCTCTTCTTTCCCTGCTCGGTGACAACCGTCGCGACGATCCGGCCTTTGTTGATGGTCGCTTGCCCTTCCAGGGTGGCGTCTCGACTGGAAACGCGCACAATCTCGAACCTGAGATAAGGCTTTGTTCCATCGAAAGAGACGTTCGGAATTGCCACCTTCCAAGTCCCTGCGGCCCCCACAAAATCAGTTGCGAGGGTCAACTCGATATTCGTCTGGTTCATTTTTTCAGCCTTGCTGCGTTGGCCGTTACGAACTGCGGCCACTGCGCAACCGCCGATCCCAGAAAGTGCGCGCCAGCCTGTTCATAGGTCCTGCCCAAGCTGTCGGTCCCTGAGAATCCTAGCTCGATCCTTCGGGCATACGGAGCCGTCCACGCGAATTGCGCGATGTCGCCTAATTCCATCTGACTGAGGGTGACAACGTAGCTGCTGGCATCGGGAGCGCCGATGGTGCCATTCAACCCGCTGGCGAGGCTGTTGCGAAGGTTGCCCGATATGACA